CGACGGACCTCGACGCGGCCGAGGCGAACATCGCCGCCCTGACGACCACCGTCGGCGGCCACACGACCGGCCTGGCCACCGCGACCGCGACCGCCAACCTGGCGTCGGCCGCGCAGGTGAAGGCCACCGACCACAACCTCGCGGGCTGGACGTTCGACCCGGCGCTGATCCAGGGGGGCACCGTCCTGCCGACGGCCGGGCTGGCCAACGTGGCCCGGGTCCGCGTCCTGTCGGGCGTGGTCTCGAACATCCACTTCCACTTCACCGTGGGCGGCTCCGGCCTCACCGCGGCCCAGTGCTTCGCCGCGCTCTACAACGACGCGGGCGCGCTGCTCGGCGGCGGCGCCATCACCGCCGACCAGGCCGCCAACTGGGCGACGAGCGGGTTCAAGACGTGCCCGCTGTCCGTCGCCCAGGGCGTCACCCCGTACGCCTGGTATCGGGTGCTGTGGTGGTTCAACGGCACGACCGGGCCGACGCTGTCCCGCGGGGCCAACTCGGACGCGGCGACGCTGAACGCCGGGCTGAGCGCGCCGCTGCTGCGGTACTCGTCGGCGGACACGGGCCGGACCAACGCGGCGTCGGTGCCGGCCAACATCGGCGCCCAGACGGCCACTCAGGCCGCGTGGTGGGTGGGGCTGTCGTGAGCATCGAGAGCGCATTGCTCCGCGGCCGCGTCGCCGCCGAGGCCCTCATGGTCGACGCCTGCGTGATCGGGCGGAAGACGGGCGAGTCCACAATCGGCGGTGTCGTCACCCCGACCTACTCGACGCTCTACACCGGCAGGTGCCGTGTGCAGGTCAAGTCGGACTCCCAATCGGGCCAGGGCCAGAACGTGGGCGAGGCATACCTGGTCGTCGAGCGCCACGAGGTGCAGCTGCCGATCACGGTGACCGGCCTGCTTGAAGGTGACCGGATCACGATCTCCGCGTCGGCCCTCGATCCGGAGCTGGTCGGCCGCGTGTACGCGGTCCGGGACGTGCTCCGCAAGTCGCACCTGACGTCGCGCCGGGTAACCGTGCTGGAGGTGACCTCGTGAGGGTCGAGAGGCACGGCTTCGCCGAACTGGCCGCCGACCTCGAGCGGGCCGGCAAGGACATCACCGACGAGGTCTCGAAGGTGACCGCCAAGGCGTGCCTCAACATGAAGCGCGACGCCCAGCGGCGGGTCCGGGGCCACGCCCATCTGCCGCACCTGGCGGGCTCATTCACCTACGACGTGACGACCGGCGGCTCGCTGGTCGTCGGTGAGGTCGGGGCTGAGCTTGAACGACGGCAGGGCCCAATCGACGGTCTCATCGAGAACGGCACGCTGACGTCCGCGCCGATCCCGCACTGGCGGCCGGCTGCCGACAAAGAGGTCCCGGTGTGGCTCGACTACCTCGACCAGGCGGCCGTGGACGCGATCGGTGACCGGCGGTGATAGACGAGCACGCGGCCGCGCTGCTGGCGCTGCTGACCGCCGCCATCACGTCGCCGCGCAAGGTGTTCGACGGCAAGGTCGACGCGGGCACGGATCCGAACGCCACCCCGTACGTGCTGGCCTACTTCGACTCGGCCGACCCGGAGTTCGACAAAGAGGCCAACGCCTGGCGCTTCGAGACGACCGCGACCCTCCACTGTGTGGGCGGCAACGCGCAGGCGGCCCGGCAGATGGCCGACCTGGCGCGTACGGCGCTGGTGGCGGTGCGCCCCACGGTGTCCGGTCGGTCGTGTTTCCCGATCACCCGCGAGCCGGGCACGCCGCCGCAGCGCGACGAGTCCACGGGCGTACTGGTCTTCGACCAGATCGACACCTACACCCTGCGCAGCCTGCCCGGCTGATCCTCACCCACTACCGAAAGGGATGCGCCGCATGACGCTCCAGGTAAGCCAAGCGGTCATCACGACCGGTACCACGCCGTCGGCGCTCACGCCGGCGGCATCCGACACCATCGCGTCCGGGAGTTTCGGCGCGAACGGTCTCTACGCCCGGGTCATCACCAGCGGCACCATCACGAACGTGTCGGTGCTCGACCCCAACGTCACCGTCCAGGGCAATCCCGGAACGGTCACCGCGGTCGCGTGTCCGGCTACGGGCATCCGGATGATCTTCATCCCGCTCAGTGCCATCAACCAGTCGACCGGCGTCGCCACGGTCAACTTCTCCAGCGTCACCGGTGTGACGTATGAGCTGTATCGCGCCTAGGAGGGCCCGCTCGCATGACCGAAGTCAAGAAGTACTGGCTGGCCGACGCCGAGGACAACTTCGCTCTCGTCACCGGCGACGATGAGCGAGACCGCCTGGTCCCGCTCGGCTGGACGGCGACCGATGAGCCCACCGACGGCTGGGTGCACATCTGGCGCGACGGCATCGAGGAGCCCGGCCGGGTTCCGGTCGCCGCCCTGCGCGAGCTGTGGGGGCCGCTCGGCTGGGTCGCCGGACCGCCGCCGGGCGGCGTCCACCCGTCCACCCCCGAGCCTCCGACCGCCGCGTCGGCGGAGTCCAAGACCGAGCCGAAGCCCGCCGCCGGCGGCAACGCGAAGGAGAAGTAGACGATGGCCGACATCATCGGCGATGGCAAAGAGCGGTGGGACATCGTCGCCTCCATCGCCAACCTCGCGGCGCCCACCGCGGCCGAGATGAACGGGGGCGTACGCATCTCGCAGTGGATGACCAAGGACGGCGCGACCGGCTTCGTGGCCGACACGGCGGACGCGCCGACCAGCTCGAAGGAGTCGACCTTCCAGACGCAGGTCAACGGCATGATCTCGCTGAACAACCCGCGGTTCCGGCTCAAGCGGCAGACGCCGCTGGGCTCCGACGCGGCGTTCAACGCGATGCCGACCGACGGCACCGCGTACGCGGTGCGCCGCAACTCGAAGACGGCGACCACCGCCCACGCCGCGGCGGACCTGGTCGACATCTTCCCGGTGCAGTTCTCCCAGAACGCGAAGGTCGACCAGGCCGACAACATGCCCGAGCTGTACGAGGTACCGGTGAAGATCACCGCTCAGCCGAAGTTCAACGTCGCGGTCGTCTGACCTGCCCGAGTTCTAGTTTCGCCACCTCGGTCGAGGTGGCTTTTTCGTGCGCGGATCCGGATGGCCTGGCGGTGTCCGGGTCCGCGCGCCAACCGCCAGGAGTGAACGTGAGCACGCAGCAGTACGACCCCAGCAACCCCGAGCCGGACAACTTCGAGTTTCCCGGCTATCACGGGCCGCAGATTCGTCAGACGATCCTCGACTGGTTCCGCGCCAACGGCGTCGACACGAAGTACCTACCGGCCGACCCGCGGGCCACCGTCGGAGACGGCCAGCTCACCTTCCTGTCGAGGGTGCGCGGACCGGGCGGTGCCGGCTACGTCATCGCACCCGACGACACCGTGCTGACGGAAACCGTGACCGTACCGGTGACCGTGCCCCCGCCGCCGTTGGTCGAGAAGTGGCTCGCCCCGCGTTGCCCGAGCTGTGGGCGGTGACCGGCGTGGCCACCAAGGACTTTCAGACCATGCTCGCCGAGGCGAAGCTCGCCGAGCGCACCGTGCCGCTCTGCATGCGCGGTGACCTGGTCGCTCAGCTGGAGCAGCTGGAGGCCGCCGCCGACGAGGCGCGCAAGGCCAACTCCAAGGAGAGCGCCCTGCCCGACATCGTCGAGCAGATCGAGGCGCTGCAGGCGCAGATGCGTGACGGCACCTACGTGTTCCGGCTGCGGGCGCTGCCGCCGCGCCGGTACCGGGCTCTGAAGGCGAAGTATCCGCCGCGCCGGGACGAGGACGGCAAGGTCGACCAGGGCGACCTCCAAGCTGGGTTCAGCCTGGAGATGATCCCCGAGCTGATCCGCGCGTGCACGTTCGACCCGCAGCCGTCGATGGACAAGTGGCGCGAGCTGCTCGGCGACACCGAGGCCGAGGCCGCCCGGCGTGAGGTGGCCGGCGAGCCGGTCGAGGACGGCAAGCTCACCGAGGCGCAGTGCTGGCAGCTCGGCAACGCCGCCCACATGCTCAACGAGGGTGAGGTCGCCGCCCCTTTCTCGCCCGCCGTCTTGCTGAAGAGCCAGAGTTCTGGCGGCGAGCCGAAACCGCCGACCGTCTCGGCATCCCCGGCTCCAAGCTCGACGGCCGGGAGCCAGGGCTAGTCACCGAGTACGAGTACGAAGAGGTACCCGCCTCCGAGCCCGCGTGTCCGCGCTGGCTGGCATGGCTCGTCGTGGTCCTGCGGTTCCTACTGCAACGCCCGCCGCCCGAGCCGTCACGCCGGCTGATCCGGTCGGTCACGACCCGCGAGCCGGAGTGGACCGAGCAGGACCGCGCCGAGGCGCTCGCGCTGACGCTGTACCGCTCGACGCTCTGCCCCGGCGGGTGCGGCCAGCCGCTCGACGAGTCGACCGCCCATTACGAGGTGGGCCCGGAGTACGAGGCCAAGTCGACGACGTGCCGGGCGTGCGCCGAGCGGCACGAATCACAGCGAGCCAAGGCCGAGCGCAGCCCCAACGGCGAAGGCCGCCTTTGGTACGTCGTGAAGTCGAGGGGGTGAGTCGTGCGCACGGTCGGGGTCAAGCTCGAGGCGGAGACCGCCAGCTACAAGCGCGACATGGGCGATGCCGCCAAGGTCACCGCCGAGGCTGACCGGGCCGCCGACAAGCTCGGCAAGACCAGCACCACCACCGGGCGCAAGGTCGACGACCTGGGCGGCGACCTCCGCGATACCGGCCGGGACGCGAAGCGGCTGAAGGATGAGATCCAGTCGCTCGAGCGGTCGCTCGCCGGGCTGGCCACCGAGTTCACCGCCACGTCGAAGGCGGCGGACCGCATCGACCTGACCAAGGCGATGCGCAAGCAGCAGGGCGAGCTGCGCCAACTGCTGCAGGTCAAGAACCTGCTGCCCGACCCCGACCCGCGGGTGGGCCAGTCGTTCGCCCGCAAGCTGATGATGGGTCTCGCCGAGGGCGTCGCGACGAACGCCGCGCGGTCGCCTCTCGTCACCGCTCTTGCGGCCGCCGCGGTCGCGGCCACGCCGGTGCTGATCCCCGCGCTGTCCGCGGCGGTGTCGGCCGGAGTCGGCGCCGGCCTGCTCGGCGTCGGCGTCGCCCTGGCCGCGAACGACCCGGTCATCGCCGATCGCGGCAAGGCGATCGGCGCCAACTTCGTCGCCGGCCTACAGCAGGAGGCGTCGCGCGCCTTCCAGGGCCCGCTGCTGGAGAGCCTCGACAAGCTCGAGGCGGCCGGCCAGCGCACCACACAACGCCTCGGCAAGGCCTTCGACGGGCTGCGCCCGAGCGTCGCCCCGTTCACGGACAGCCTCATCAAGTCGGTTGACCGGCTCGGCACCTCGCTGGCGAATTCCGCCGCGACCAGCGGCCCGGCCCTGAAGGGCCTCGGCGATTCCATCTTCCTGATCTCCGACGGGGTCAGTGACTTTATCGACGTCCTGTCCCGCGGCGGCCCGGCGGCGGCCGACAACCTGCGCCTGATCGCTGGCGCGACGGGTGACCTGCTGCGCCAGACGGGGAACTTCCTCGGCGTCGTCAACCAGCTCAGCAACAACGCGTGGGTCACCGGTCCGCTGCTGCCGTTGCTGCGCAAGCACTACGCGGACGCGGCCAAGTCCGGCGACGACGCGGCCGTCGCCACCAAGGAGGTCGCGCGCGCGGCCGAGAAGTTCGGCCCGGCGGTACAGCGGGCGGTCCTGCCGCAGGCGAGCCTGGCCACCGCGCTGGCCGACGGCACGCGGGAGGCCAACAACCAGCGGACCGCCCTGTCGAACCTGGCCCGGCAGATGCGCGCCCAAACCGATCCGGTGTTCGCGCTACTCACCGCCGAGCAGGATTTGAAGACGGCGCAGGACAAGGCGACGGAGGCGGTCAGGAAGCACGGCCGCAACTCGCAGGTGGCGAAGGAGGCGACCCGGGCCCTGGCCGGGGCTGCCCTCGACCTGCAGGGCCGGGTCGGTGACCTGGGTGCGTCGTTCACCGGCAAGCTGACCCCGCAGATGATCGCCACGTTCAAGGCCGCCGGCCTGACCGATCGGCAGATCGCCAACGTGGCCACTCAGTTCCGGCAGGCGAAGAAGGACGCCGACAAGTTCGACGGCAGCTACTCGGCGAAGGTCAGCGCACCCGGCGCGGTCATCGCGGACAAGCAGATCAGGTCGGCGTACCTGGGGGCGCTCGACTTCGACGGCACCTACCAGGCGTTCATGAAGACGCCCGGCGGCAAGGACGCCGAGAAGCAGGCCAAGAAGGCATGGGACAACCTCAAAGGCGTCGACGGCAACTGGGTCGCGAACATCAAGACCACCGGCTACACGAAGGTGGCCGGCGACCTGCGGCACCTGCTGGCCGCGCAGAACGCGTTGAAGAACAACACCAGCGTCAACGAGGCGAACCGCGAGCTCGGCCACTTCTTCGCCGGCGGCGGCCCGGTCATCGGCCCCGGCTCGCGCACCTCCGACGACATCTCGGCGCGGCTGTCCAACGGCGAACACGTGTGGACCGCCGACGAGGTCGACGCCATCGGCGGGCAGAGCGCGATGCTCAAGCTGCGGCGGGCGGTGCGCTCGGGTCAGCGGGTCGAGTATGGCGACGAGTCGCCCGGCTTCGCCGCCGGCGGCGCGGTCGTCATGCCGTTCCCGACCAACGTCAAGGGCACGAAGATCCCGCAGATGGCGTTCCCCGGACCGGGCGGCGGAATGACGTACAAGTGGATCGAGCAGGTCGTCCACGCCGCGTTCCCCGGCATGCGGGTCATCTCCGACTACCGGCCGGGCGCACGCACGCTCTCGGGTAACCGGTCGTACCACGCGATCGGCCGGGCGGTGGACTTCCCAGCGAGCCAGCCCCTGGCCGAGTGGATCAACCTGCACTACAAGGGCCGCACCAAGGAACTCATCACGCCCTGGAACAAGCTCAACATCCACAACGGGCAGCGCCACTCGTACACCGGCGCGATCTACCGGCAGCACTCCGGCGCCAACGCCCACGACCACTGGGCGATGAACAACGGCGGCACCATCACCGAGCCCATCGTCGGCGTGGGCGCGTCCGGGCGCACCTACTCGTTCGGCGAGAACTACCAGCGTGAGCACGTCATCCCCGAGCGCGACATGGCGGGCGCCGGACGCGGCGTCAGCGGAGCGGCAACCTACGTGACCCTCAGCGCGCCGATCACCATCAACGGCTCGGGCCAGTCCGCCGAGCAGATCGCCGCGGCCGTGGACCGGCGCATCGGCGCCCGGATCGACCACTACTCGAGAGGGGTCTAGGTGCCGTCGGAGAAGCACTACCTGGCGTTCGTCGACAGCATCGCGACCAGCCCGACCGTGCGCCTCGACCTGTCCGGCGGCACCCGCGGCCCGTTCAACCTGCGCGGCGAGAGCCGCTTCGACCCGCCGCCGTTGAAGCGGTCCATCCCGTCGACGCTGCTGGCCGATGGCGGCACCCCGACCAACGCGGCCTACGACAACCGCGTCTGCGTGCTCAAGCTCGGCATCATGGACTCCGGCGAGTTCAAGGCGCCCGACCCGGCGGCCACCGCGATCCAGCTGCTGATCCGTGAGCTGGACCGGCCGTCGAACATCCTGCGCTACCAGGCCGGCACGTCGACGCCGGTGTTCTTCCGCACCTACCGCTCCGGCCCTGACGCCATCGACTTCGACCCGGTCACCCGCGAGGTCAACGTCACCCTGCTCGCCGAGCCGTTCGCCCTCGGCCTGGAGGAAGTGCTCTCCCCGGTCGTGGTGACCAACAACCCGGCTGCGGCCAGCAACGGCATGTTCGTGGACATCGCCAGCCCGAAGGGCGACGTCGAGGCCCCGCTCACCGTGACCTTCACCAACGGGAACAGCGGCCTCGGCGGCACGGGCCGGTACCGTTCGGCGCTGGCGGTGCGCCGGCGTGGCACCCCGTCGGCGACGCCGTTCTTCCTGCAGGCCGAAGCCATGACGATGTCCATCGCGGACACCACCATCCAGGCCAACTCGGCGCTCATGTCCGGCGCGGGCAGCAACTTCACGAGGACCACGTTCGCGACCAGCGCGGCGATGACGAACCGGTTGCAGACCACGACGAAGTTCCCGACCTCGGCGTCCACGGACGCCCGCGGCCAGTACCGGGTCTTCGCGAGGGTCCGGCAGAACACGGCCACCGACGTCATCGACATGCGCCTGCTGTACGCCAACGCCACCTACCAGTTCACCGGCGACACCGTGCGGCTGCCGCCGGACACCGGCCCGAGCGCCCCGACGATCAAGTACGTGGACCTCGGCATGATGCCGATCCCGGTCGGCTTCGACCCGGTGTACGACGGCCTGTCCGGTGTGGAGCTCGCGACCGAGGGCGTGTACCTGACCGTGCAGGCGCAGCGCGTGTCGGGCGCCGGGTCGCTGGACATCGACGTGCTGCTGTTCATCCCCGCCGAGGACCGCCTTGAGCTGATCAAGTGGCCCGCCCTGCAGGCCTTCAGTACGGACGCGTGGGTAGCCGACGGCGGGCCACGCCCGACCGCGTACGCCTTGAACACCTCCGGCCAGCTCACCTCGACCGAGGCGATCGAGATCGCGGGCGGCGGCATGATGATCACGCCGGGCCGCGCCAACCGTCTGTACTTCATCAAGGACGTCGGGACGGGGACCGCGCAGACCGGCGCCGGCAACTCCATCACGGAGACCAACACGCTGACTCTGTCGTACTTCCCGCGCTACCTGGGTGGCTTCCGTCCGGTGGCGACGTGAGCATCCCGGTGCCGCTGTCGGTGAGGCTGAAGACCGCGACCCGCGACGTGCACATCACGAGCGAGATCGACGACCTGACGTTCGGCTCGACCAGCCCGGGCGGCTTCGACACGGCCACCGTGAGCCTGCATCGGCCGCTGGGCTTCATGCCCGGTGAGATCGCGCAGTTCGGCCGCATGTACATCTACGACGCCCGCAACGCCAACACCGTCTTCGAGGGCCGCCTGCAAGACCCGGGCCGCACAGCGGGCAACGACGGCGAGGTCTACCAGCTCGCCGCGATCGGCGGGCAGGCGCATCTGCAGGACGACACCCGCCAGCTCTACCTGCTCGACACCGACATGACCCGCTGGGACCAGATCGACAAGGTCACTGCGGGCTCGCTGATCGAGCAGATCGGCGACCTCAACGACACCGGCGTCCCGGTGATGCTGCTCAGGATCCCGCAGAGCACCGCGGTTGACGGCACGATCCCGTCCCGCTGCGTCGCCGGGCACCGTGGTTTCGCGGCGGCCGGGCAGAAGATCGCCCGGGTCTCCTACAACTACGACTGCGGGCTGACCGCGGCCACGCTGACCCATTCGCTCTACGCGGCCACTGAGGGCGTCGGCGCGGCGGACATCGCCTTCTCGACCACGTTCAACCTGGCTAGCAGCGCCACCGCCAAGGTGATCGGGACGGACTGGACGGCGGGCCGCAACAGGCCGATCGTGCGGTTCCACTGGACCGGTGGCGTGGGCACCGTCTCGGCGGACACGTGGTGGCTGCAGATCGACGACCTCACCGTACGGTCCACCATGTACGACAAGAGCGGCAACGAGTTGCTGACCGCCGGCTCGTACACGAGCGACACGATCCTCGCCTCGGACGTGGTCGCGGACATCCTCGGCCGCCAGGTGGGCGCGACGATCGACGGAGCCAACGCCACGATCGCCCCGACCAGCTTCGGCATCGAGCAGCTCGCCTACCCGGACGGCGTCACCCCGGCGAAGGAGCTCGAAGACCTGATCGCGTTCGAGCAGGGCTACACGTACCACCTGTGGGAGTCGAACCCGGCCAACGACAAGTTCCGCTTCGAGTGGGTCCCGTGGCCGACGACCGTACGGTACGAGGCCGACGTCGTGGACGGCTTCGACAGCCCGGCCAGCGGCAACACGGTCTTCGACAAGGTGATGGTGCGCTGGCACAACCGGGGGACCATACGGCTCAGCGAGCGCACCCTGGCGAACCCGATGCTCACCGCCGCCGGGTTCAGTCGGACCGCCTACATCGACACCGGCGACGAAGCCTCGACTCAGGCGAACGCGCACCAGATCGGCGATCAGTTCCTCACCGAGCACCAGTACCCGGTGAACGCGGGCCGGCTGACGGTGCGCGGCCCGATCCAGGACTTGCAGACCGGCCGGATGGTTCAGCCGTGGGAGATCCGCCCCGGCAACCTGATCAGGGTGCGTGGTGTCGCGGCCTACCCGAACGCGCTGAACAGCTCGGGCCGCGACGGCAACACCATCTTCAAGATCGCGGCGACCAGCTTCACCTCGTCGGACGCCAGCGCCACGTTGGACCTGGATTCGTACGCGCCGTCCGTGGCGCGGGCGCTCGCCAAGCTCGTGCAACGCCCGTTCGCCCGCCGCCGCTAAGCCAACTAGGAGGAGATGAAATGGCAGCACCGATCGGATTCCCGCGGATGCGCTTCGTCGACCCGACGGGTAGCTCGTTCTACTACTACCACCTTGGTTGTGGAGACATCGTTTACGGCGATGATGAAATTCCCTCATCGCCACCTGCGTGCCCCCTGCACGGCGAGGCACATCTCACGGCCATCTACCCGGTCATCTACAACGGCACCAGCGTGAGGGATCCCAGCTAATGCCGTTCACCGCGTACGTCAAGGTCAACGCCATCGCCGTGTCCACTAGCCCCGGCGACCTCGGCTGGACGCAGATCGGCTTCGAGGTCGACACCACCGACCCGCGCAACGCCGACTGGTGGTGGCCCGACAACCCGCTCATGCGCATGTCGATGGTCGCCCAGTCGGACGTGGTCGCGCCGTTCGAGTTCGGCAAGACCTACGCACTCACCTTCGCCGAGGACCAACCCTGAGGAGATCGCATGGCTTGGGTACTCACCGCCGGGCTGCAGAACCTGCGCAGCCAGGCCAACGCCCGCTGGCCCAACCGCGACAAGGCCAGTGACGGCACCATCGGCGACGCCGCTCACGCGGCCGGCACGTCCGGGCACAACCCCGACGACTCGCCGTACGACAACGCGGCCTGGGACGGCGACTCCGACTCGACGTCGGAGGTCCGCGCCTGGGACATGGACGACGACCTGCGCGAGTCCGGCACCAGCGCGCAGATGGTCGTCGACCACATCCGGCACCTGCCCGGGATCAGCAGCGTCATCCGCTACATGATCTACAACCGGAAGATGTACCACTCGCGGGACGGCTTCGCGCCGACCGCGTACACCGGGCCGAGCCCGCACACCGAGCACATCCACTTCGAGGGCGCCTGGTCGCAGGCGGCCGACAACAACACGTCCTTCAACTACAAGCTGAACGAGGTGGGCGACATGCCACTGACCACCGAAGACGCCGACCTGATCCTCGCCCGGCTCAACGCGCGGATGCGTGACAAGAACGACGACATCTGCGAGATCTTCCGGGCCATCGCCTGGCAGTACAGCGGCGGCGGGCTTCAGGGCGCGACCAGCACCCTCGACGCCCTCTCGGACTCGCAGGTGGCGCTCGTGGGCGTCGAGCAACTGAAGCAGGAGATCGCCGAGCTCAAGATCTCGGTCGGCCACATCCTCACCGCAGTCACGCCGCCCCCGGCCGGCGGCTGAGCCCGTGCCCGGCCCGGTCCACGTCGGCCGCCGCGGCAGGGCACTGCTGTTCTTCGGCACCCTCGACGTCATCGTCGCGGTCAGCCTGATCGCCCCGGACGCCGAGACCCGTCGGATCGCGCTCTACGTGTGGCTCGCCAGCATCGCCCCGCTGTGGGTGTACGCGATCGCGTGGGGCGGCGTCGCGGTCGTATGCCTGTGGCAGGCGTTCTGCCGCCGCGACCAGGCGGGGTTCGCGGCGGCCGCCAGCCTCAAGGTCTTCTGGGGCCTGGCCTGCTTCGGCGGCTGGCTGTTCGGCGGCGTGGAACGCGGGTACGTGGCGGCGACGATCTACCTCGGCCTCGCCTATCTGGTGGGCTGGGTGCTCGCGCCATGGGCTGAGCCCGGAGATCTGAAGGGACCCACGTGGACGCGTCCATCATCGTCGCGTTGATAGCGCTGGGCGGAATGATGGTCACCGGGTTCTTCACGTGGCGCTCATCCGGCCGGGCGACCGATGTGAACGAGCAGGCGGGCAACCTCGGCTGGGCGAAGGAGATCCGCGAGGACGCCATCGACGCCCGCAAGCAGGTCGAGGCGCTGCAGGACAAGGTGCGCACCCTCTCCCGTCAGATCGACACGATGCAGCGGGAGACCGAGTATTGGATCGGCCAGTACCAGCTGGTGCACCGGACCGCCTGGCGGCCGGGCATGACGCTGGACCGGCTGCGGCAGTTCATCGGGCCGGACGCCCCGCCGTCGCCCGCGGCCAGCAACGGGGTGGGCTGACCAACGAAGCGCCCGCGCCCATGGAGCCGGGCATCGGACGCTTCGTCGTGGGGTGACGTGATGTCGCCCGCGTGTCAGAGCACCGAGCCTACGCCTCGACCCAGGTCCGGCCGTCGGTGAGCCAGTCGTCCACGACCGCCCGCGCCTCGTCCTCGCTGCCCACGTACGCGCCGCCGGGGATCGCGGTGTGGTCGGCGTACCACCTGCCGTCGGCGAGCTGCCCGAGGTAGACGTGCGCCTCCTGCCAGTAGGGCACGCCGTCGAGATGCCACCGGCCGCGGCGGGTCCTGCCGTACTCCCGCGCCAGGTCCACCCGGTCCATCACCCCAACCTAGGAGCACTGCGTGTCCACGGACAACGCCTGGCAGCGGTCCTCGTTCTGCTCGGACCACACCTGCGTCGAGGTGGCCTGGCGTACGGCGTCGACCAGCGGCGCCTGCGTCGAGGTCGGCCGGGAGGGCGACCGCATCCTCGTCCGCGACTCGAAGCACCCCGAGCAGCAGCCCCTCGCCTTCACCCGCACCGAGTGGGACGTGTTCCTCGCGGGCGTCGAGGCCGGCCAGTTCCGCGACCTGTAACCCAACTCAACCCCTGATCGGAGCACCGTTATGCAGACCTACGGGAAGTCGATCGTTGCGTTCCTGTACGCCGTCGCCGTCGTCGCCGTGCCGCTGTTCACCGGCGACCAACACATCGACCCGTCCGAGGGCGTGGCCATCGCGATCGCCGTGTGCACCAACGGCCTCGTCTGGCTGGTGCCGCTCGCCCCGACGGCGAAGTGGACCAAGACCGCGATCGGCGCGGCGCTGGCCGGGCTGCAGGTCGTCACCGTGGTGATCGTCGGCGGCATCGACGGCAACGACGTCATGCTGATCGTGTTCGCGGTGCTGTCGTTCCTCGGCATCACGATCGCCCCGGCCGCGTCGACCAAGACCTCGGCCCGCGTCGGGTGGGGCTCCGACAGTTGACCGACCCGCTACACTGACGCCCGAGATCGCACTCCGAAGATCGCTAACCGGCTATTCGTGGAGTTGGCGCGTCGTTGAGGTCCTGGCATCGAGACCGGGGTAGCCAAAATGCGGCGGCTACTAGCTCGCTGAAGTGCAACGGGATGGCCTGAAAGACGCCGG